AGATGGATTACTACGATGGAAGAGAGCGCGAGAAGCGTGTGCTCAGATGGTTTGTATCGACTGATAAGGTGGCAGATGCCGGTATTCCAGATATGTCTGAGACACGGGCATACAAGAACCATATCAGTGGTTATCCATCCGGATCAACGCCAGCAGGTGATGGATTTATGAACGTTCCAGACGGAATTGATGAAGAGTTGCCGTTTAATTAGGAGTTGATCAAGTGGACATACAAATTGATACGAGAGAAAAGCAACGTGCCATCCGTAAGATTGTTAAGACGTTTGATGATCATGGTGTGAAGTATTTCTCAAGTAAGTTATTAGTTGGTGATTATATGAGTCTGGATAATCCCAGGCTCATCATCGACCGGAAGCAGAGCCTGCAGGAGTTATGCGGAAATGTCTGCCAGCAGCATGAGCGGTTCAAGAGAGAACTTCTCAAGGCAATAGATGCCGGGATACAACTTGTGGTGCTTGTGGAACATGGACCGGATATCCAGTGTTTGGAAGATGTATGGTTCTGGGAAAATCCGAGAAAGCATGAGATCAGATGGCGTGTCGTTAATGGAAAGCGTGAGAAATATGTTGTATCAGCCAAGGCGGTTGATGGAAAACAGCTGTATAAATCCTTGTGCACCATTCGCGACCGTTACAATGTCCGGTTTGAATTCTGTGAAAAGAAGAATACTGGAAAAGAGATAATTAGGATCCTGGAAGGAGAATAGTCGTGGCAAGACCTTTAAAAGAAGGAATCGACTACTTTAGCTTGGATTGCTATATGGATGACAAAATTAGAATGATACAGGCTGAATTTGGCTTAAAGGGGTTTGCGATAATAGTTAAGCTCTGGCAGATGATCTATCGGGAGCACGGTTATTATTGTGAATGGAACGAAGAAAGAGAGCTGCTTTTCGCGTCTGAGGAAGGTACGGATTGTGGTTTTAACTTAATACATGAAGTAGTACAGGCTTGTATCAGGAGAGGCATTTTTTCAAAAGAACTTTTCGATAAATACCATATCCTCACATCCAGAGGAGTACAAAAAAGGTATTTGACCGTGACAGCCAAGCGGAAGAAAGCAGAAGTGAAAAAAGAGTACTCTCTAGTTAGAGTTGCCCAAAACCGAATTAATGACGGAAGAAACGCCGTTAATGACGGAAGAAACCGAGTTAATGAAGTCGATAATACACAAAGTAAAGTAAAGGAAAGTAAAGTAAATAATAGTGCTCCCGCACCTCTGCCAGAACTTCCGGAAGAAGACGATGATGAAGAGATGGATCCGATGGAGGCATTGCGGTTATGGCGAGAGATGGAAAAGAACAAAGAATAAGAGAAGTCGAACGCTGCATTGAAATCTGGAAAGAGAACCAGTGGAAACATTCAGCAGATGAAGCATTCTTCCATTACTCACAGAGCATGATTGATAAGCTGGAAAGCAAGCTAGATATTTTGACGAGAGCGGAGAACTGGAATGGGTATATATGAATTTAACCCGGAGCATGCATTTTCATTTGCAACTTCACAGGGGATAAAAGCAAAAATTAAAGGACGGGAATTGCATTTCATGGATTGTCCGTACTGTCACGGTGGAGTGCACAAGGATAAATACAGCTTTTCCATTAATCTGGACACAGGGCAGTTCAAATGTCTGAGAGCTTCCTGTGGAGTTACCGGGAATATGCTGACGCTTTCCAGAGACTTCGATTTCAGCCTTGGAAACAATGTGGATGAGTATTACCGACCACGGAAGAAATATCGGAGTTTCAAGAAGCCGAAAGAAGTAATCAAACCAAGGGAGCCGGCTATTGCATATCTGGAATCCAGAGGAATCAGCGAGGATATCGCAAAGCGGTATGAGATAACCACACTTGCGGATCAGGAGAATGTGCTGGTATTCCCGTTTTATGATGCATCCGGGAATCTTTGCTTTATCAAATACAGAAAAACGGATTTTGATAAATCTAAGGATCGCAACAAGGAATGGTGTGAGAAAGGCTGCAGACCGATACTGTTTGGAATGAAGCAGTGTACTGATCAGCATGACAGGCTGGTGATTACAGAGGGGCAGATCGACAGCTTAAGCGTTGCAATGGCCGGGATTGAAAATGCGGTGTCAGTACCTACAGGAGCGAAGGGATTTACCTGGATTCCATACTGCTATGACTGGGTATCGAAGTTTGATGAGATTGTAGTATTTGGAGATTATGAGAAAGAACAGATCACGCTTCTGGACGAAGTGGCCAAAAGGTTCCCATGCCGGATCAAGCATGTGAGACATGAAGACTATAAAGACTGTAAAGATGCAAATGAGATTTTACAGAAGTATGGACCGGAAGCTGTAAGGCATGCGGTTGATAATGCGGTATATGTACCGGTCAATCGGGTGATTCCGCTGGCTGATGTGGAAGACGTGAATATCTATGAACTCCCAAAGGTGAAAACCGGTATCAGGGAACTGGATCAGATGCTGTATGGAGGGCTGCCGTTCGGAATGGTCTGTGTGATTGCAGGGAAACGAGGAGAAGGCAAATCCACTTTTGCAAGCCAGATATTGGGACATGTGGTCAATCAGGGATATGTGACATTTGCATACTCCGGAGAGCTGCCGAATTATCTGTATAAAAACTGGTTCGATTTCCAGGTGGCCGGCAGACATCACATTATTGAGAATCAGTCGGAGTATGGCGGAGTCAATCGGTTTATCACCAGAACAAATCAGGCGTTGATTAACGAGTGGTACAGGGAGAAAGCATTTATTTATGATAATCGGATTATTGAGAATGATGAAAAAGAGGATCTGCTGAAAAGCATCGAAAAATCTATCCGGCAGTACGGAGTAAAGGTAGTGCTGATCGACAATCTGATGACGGCCATGTACATAGATGAACAGCGTGGGAGTGACCGGTATGAACAGCAGGGGCAGTTCGTGAGAAATCTGGCCAAGCTGGCAATCCGGTATAACTGTTTGATTCTTCTGGTGGCTCATCAGCGAAAGAACAGCTTTACAACGGATATCAATGACGAGGTGAGTGGATCCGGAGATATTACGAATCTGGCCGGATTGACATTAGGTTATAACCGCGGGAGCAAAGAAGAGCTAGACAAGGGATTCATCACCCAGGATCAAAGAAAGTTGATTGTAGCCAAGAATCGACTGTTTGGAAAGATTAATCTGAGCGGAATCGTTTTGGATTATGATGAGCGGTCGAAGCGGATTTACGGAGACAAAGACGATCTGGACTATCAGTTTGGATGGGATAGATCGGATGGATTTTACAGTGTTGAGGACGGACAGAAGATTCCGTTCGAGTAGGAGAGATTATGGAAGAGCGTGTAACAAAAATATATAACGCCTGCTGGAAGAATTATAAAGAGTATCTGACTGATCATGATATGGATGCATATAATAAACGATCGCTTGAACTATGCAGGCAATACGGTGCAAAATCAGATATAAAAAATCTATTATTTTGGTTTTCGCCAATCGTGAATAAAATACACGATGAATATTTGGGGAGGACGAACTGATGACAGAAAAAAAAGAAGAAAGAGAAGAAAGCAGAAACGCATATCTGTCATGTCTGCGAAGAGGTTATCTATCCAGAGGACGAACAGGAATACGTGGAAACTAGGCGTAATACGAAGATGTGGTTTCATAGGAATTGCATAAGGAGACAGATGTATGGCAGTAATAAGAAGCATTAGAGGTGGAACAGCTGGTCTAAATGAAGAGGATCGGCTGCAGATAGCCAGGTTATTAATCAAGGCAGGATATTCGGTCAGAATTGGATATCAGGTCATTCCTGGCAATGCAAAAGGGAAGAAAGAATATGTTATAGAGTACTGGGAGGAAGAGTAAGTGGCAAAGATAAATGATTATATGGCAGGTCGTCAAGATGGCTTACAGCTTGCGCTTACTATTGTGGAGAAGAATGGAGTCGATGGGCTGAGAGATGAGATCGAGTTCCGGAATGCTACAAAGATCCATACCCTGCTTGACAGAAAGAGCCTAGAGATTGCCACGAGAAAGATCAAGGAAATGACGATGGATACATTCACTATCTTGTGCGTGGCAACTCTCAGAGATGAATTTGATTTTGGGACAAAGCGGTGTCAGAGGTTTATTGACAGAATGAATTTAAAGGCTGAGTGTCTGATGGATGATATTGTTGGATGGCAGGACTTCATAGACAATATCGATGAAGAGATGGGGATTAAACTTAGAATCAGGAGGAATGATTGATGTACATAGAAAAATCCTTAAAAGAAGCATTAGAAGATTATATATTAGGCAGACCGGTCACAGTTTTGTGGACAGGTAATGATGGTGGCATGAATGCAATGAGATTGTCCGATCTGTTGGAACAGGAAGAGAACCACTATCTGGTGAATGTGCCGGCGGTAGCGAATCCAGAATTTGAACAGGCGGTACGGGAAATGGAAGAATCTGTTCAGCCAGAACCGGAAGAGATCATCCAGGCAGTGCATGACACCCAGGAAGAACCGGAGGACTGCCCCCCCGAAACGGAAACAGCAGAGACGGAACTGGAAGAAGAAACGGTAGATCCGGGAGATAATTCAGACAGGCATCTGTGTATGACTTGTAAGTACCGAGGAAAGAAGAGACCGGGCAGACCGAAGAAAGGCGGACCGGCGGCAAGACCGGGGTGTAACTACTATGTGATCACAGACCGGGAAAGAGGCTGCGATGTGGAGAAGTGTGATAAGTGGGAGGAAGAGTAGATGCAGAGATTAACACATAAAAGAGAGAACGGTATAAAGCGAGGGTACTGGTCCCCGAATAAGAAACAGGAGTTGGTGGATAGACTGGCAATGTATGAGCATGCAGCGGAAAAAGAAGAGTTCGGAAGATGGGTTCCATGCAGTGAGAGACTGCCAGAAGATGAAAGCTACATACTGGTGTCATTCGAAAATTTCACAATGCCAGATATCGCACGATACGAAGAAAATGACGAGGGTGGTACATTCTATCCAGGAGATGATGAAAAATCATATTCAAGCTATGGAATTTTTGTGAATGCCTGG